GACAATCACATCAAATGGAGCCTGCCCAACCGGTTTGTTAGCAATCAGGGTTGCCAATGCATCATCATCCAACGTAGCAGTTGCATCGACATTGCAAAGTCGATGAATGCTGTGGATGCTACCATTCTTCATTCCGCAGTAGCCAGCAATCTCGTGAGCGTATGCCCAGAATTGCAAAGCACCCGAGGAGGTTTCCTTGACCATCATTCGCTCGGAAACGGTAAGCTCACCACCTTCGCCCCAGAGCAACTCAAATCCATTCTCGCCAAAGGTAATACCGTAAACAGAGGTCTGAGCATTAGCAGCAACACCGCCGTTGCTAATAACCTGGGAGTCAGCAATGGCATTCAAACTTCCGATTCCAGGAAGACCTTCAAAGCCACCAGCAATACCACCTCCGGTCGTAGCTGGGTTGGTGGAGTTGCCTTGGAAGATGTTGTTCTCAACAGTAACCATAGCGGCTCGAAGAGCAGCGAGGGCCTCAAGACCAATCGCATGATCAACGCCACGCTCGTCAACTTTGGCAACTGCGGTATCGATGGAGAAGCTGGCATCCAAGTATTTCAGAGCCAAGCTGACTTCTTCGTATCCGCTCGGAGTATTATCCACACCAACATTCGGGGCACGGAACGTGGCCGAAGGTGCGGTGATCAATTTAGTATATTTGAAGTTGTCAGAAGCAACTGATCGAGCGGCTGCAACTCCAAGGAATGGGGTGGCCTCGAGTACGTCGCGAATGACGACATCAAGATCCTTACGGTTCAACTTCAAAACTTCAGCAGTCGTTTGAAAACTCATTTAAATCATCCTATAGAAAGTTTAATTAGTTATTTAGAGAAGAGGCTTGCCCAGCGAATTTCTTTATCGCTCCAGCCTTGCTCTTTCTTTTGAGCAATAAACTCTTGGTGACGCATTTCAGCTTCGGACAGCTGTACATCAGCGTTCGCAGCAGCTGGAGATTCTTCTCCCAACCCAGCTGAGAATGCTTCAACCTGGGCCTTAGCTTCAGCTAGCTCTGCACGCAATGCTTCATTCTCTTTGTTGACTGAATGAAGATATTCTGCAAAGCACTCATTCAGAGGCTTTCCACGCAAGTACCAGACAGCACCCTGCTCACCGAAGGCTTCAATGTAAGCTTCGTACTCAGGAAGTGGCTTTTGGCTTTGTTCAACCTTCTCCCCGTCTTCCTCATCTTCTTCCATCTTATCTTCGTCTTCGTCCTCGGAGGCTTCTTCGTCCTTTACATCCTCCTCATACTCATCCTTCTTCTCATCTTCCTCAAAGACAACTTGATCTTTTTTCTCTTCATCAAGAAGGCCTTCGAGCTTCTCTTCAATAGTCATACTTTCCTCGTTTTCTGCGGAAAACAAACCACCGCGAGTTGCATTAGGTTCGCCCACAAAATCTACGGAGTAAAGACGCTTGATCCTGACCGGCAGTAGACCATCCACTGCCTCTACTTCAGGGTCCATCATAAATGCGATTGATAACCCCAACGCTTCAGGGTCTTCCATGGCGAGTGACATGATATAGTCATAAGCATTGAAGGGAGCCAACTTCGCAGCTTTAACTAAATTGATGTCACAACGAACACAGTTCTCCTGTCCGCGACGGTAGAAATTAACCGCACGACCAAGGTGATTTCCCAGGGACTCTTGAGTGTGGGTAAACCTTACCTTGATTCCATTATTCGGACGGTTCCCGAAGGCCACCACTGCCGATAATGTTTCTTCATCCACAACAAAAGGGCGATGATCATTGACGCGACCAAGCTCAATAACTTTGGCACCATAAATCACACCCTTGTCAAAATCGATCTTGCTTTCATTGTCCAACCCAATGGCATTAAACTTCGTCAGCTCGTCGATCTTGGTCTTCATCGTCTCTGTCATCGTCATCAACTTCCTCTTCAATTTCCCTGTTCTTTACCCCAGAGCTGCCGCTAACTGGAGAGGTTTGTTTTAAACCAAGCTCTGCAAGATAGTCTTCTTCTTCCTTAAGCTTGTCAGCAACTTGTGTTTTCCAATCATCACCGAAGTGGGTAAGTCTAACTTCTGATCTAGTTTTAAGCCCCGCTGCAATCAGATCGATATCAGCTTGGGCCTCGGCTCTCGGATCAAACCAAGGCACTCCGGCTGGAATCCACTTCCAACGGATGTCTCCAAACTCTACTCCGGCGGGAAGCTTAATTTTCCCTTCCTTGATCCACCTTAAAAACCAAAACTCGGTAATTGAATTAAGGACTCGGACAACGTCAGCTCTTTTTGATTCACAAGACTTGATATACTGAGTCATCGCAATTCGAGAGCCACTGTAGTTAGTGAACGACTCATCTGCAATTGACCATGGGATGTCAAGAGCTTTAAGTCCCATCTGCAAGGCTAGAGTGATATAGTCTTGAAATTCAGTGCTTGGAGTTTTTGATTCCAAGAAGTCAGCTTTATCTCCATCCTCAAGGTCTAGCACCAACGGACCTGTGCCAAAATCGATAGAGTCAAACTGACCTTCTTTGTCACACTCATCATCATAAGCATCTGACCCAGTTAAGTAGTCAGTCTTGTCTCTTGAAATCGATAGTGCAAAATACTGGCTGACCTTTGCCTTTAGTCTTGCGAATTCTGACATTTCATCGACATCATGCATTGTGTCGATTGCAGCAATCAGCGGGGAGTAGCCTCGAGTTTGAGACATCTTATCGAAATAGCCGAAGTGAATCATGTTTCTCGCAGGAATCACTCGATCGAATTGATATCTGTCATCAATTGTTTTGTGCCACAACCTATAGCCTATGGCCTTCCCAGCTTTGTTCTGGATAACTCCGTGTGTGGCCCACGGGGACACAACCTGACCGCTATATGGTCTTAGCCATGGCTTGCGACGGTAATCATCAGAATAAAGCAACTTACCGTCATACTCATTACGCACTCTATCGGCTTCGATGCCTTGGAGGTGACCGCTCCGGAGCTTCATTAAAAATACGTCACCATCTGTAGTGCGTAATCCTTCAGCAAGCCTAATCAGCTGGCTCAGGCTGTGTCGTCCCGTGATGTCGCAATTCTCGGGCTTTGAATTTTCTTCCAACAGCTTTCTGAATGTATCGTCAAAATCTTTATTTCCGGTCTGGATCATAAAGTTGAACGTCGACACATAGTCTAGATGCTTCCTGATTGCCCATGCAGCAACTGGGAAGTTTCTATACAGATCCCTGGCCGATTCAATCAGCTGCCTTTTGTCCTGGTCGCTGACCGAAGCGTCGACAGACCTGACGGTCGTTCCTGGGTTTCTGCGTTTTGTCTTTGGGTAGTTGGCATTGTAGCCGGTACTGATTGCGGACATTACAGCCCTCCACTAAGATCGATGGTTCTTGTCGCCCCACCTGACCTAGTTAGACGAGAAAGTTCCTTTTCCCAGTATTCAAGTTGAGCCCGAACGCTTTCTGATCCGCCCGTTGCGAACGTAGTTGAAACGCCATCAGCTGTCACTGACTGTATCCCCGCCGATGCCTTCAATCTCTCCTTCAGAACCTCGATCATCTCCTTCGCGAAGTCGATCCGATCCTGCGTCCGCTTGCTTTTCGCCATGATTATAACCCACTACTGAATTGAATTCTTTATTGCAACGCTCGCACCTGTAGCGAACCTGAACCTTTACTACCCCACCTTTAGTTGTTCCAATTACAAGCCTGTCTTTTTCTACTAGACCCAGGCTACCGCAAGCCTTGCACAACTTCGGCTTTCCCCAAATGCTATTCAATCCGCTTCCATCCCATCCGGCGTCGTCGTCTTTGCTTTTGGCCATTGCCACTCCTGTTAATGTACTTAGTCTCTTCTTCTGAGCCGCTACACCCTAAAGAAGAGGCGGCGACATAACATCCGACAAAACAATCAAAAAAGTGATTGTCTTCCCCAGGCTTTAACTTCCATTCCTTAACCGTTCTACCTCGACCTTCAACTGTGACCGGGTATTCAGATCTCAGATTATTGACAAGCTGGTCATGATAGTGTTTAGATGGAGGCTTGGGTAAGCTAACACTGCCTTCCTGAAACAGCCCAGTTGACAACCGCTCGTGCGAATATGTCTTCCAAAAGTTTACATCGTAGAGGAAATATCTAACTTTCACTTCGTTTGATATGGTCATCCTCCAATGAGTACCAATAAATTTAGTTGGACTTGGTTTCTGCCCGGCATTTAATGGCTCTGAGGATGCACCAACAAATTTACCATGCGATGGGAATAAAAGATGCGACCATTGCGATCTTGATATCCACTGGTAGATTGCATCCCTCGACTGCCCCCAGTTTGCATCTACGAGCATCCTATCGACCTTCCTTGGCATACCTTGCTCAGTAGTCCATGCCCTATCCAGCAAATATATTGTAAGCCCCTCCATCTGTCCTCGAAGGACAACCTCAAGCGATTCTCCCGGATACAAGCTAGATGCATTAACTCTGAGATTTCTGTAATTCTGCATCATTGTGGGCTGTTGTGGCCAATGTCCATAGTCGACAACCCAGCCTGTGAAGTCCCTTTTCGAGAATGCCATTACCATCCAGAAAAGTGCTTCTTTCTGGACATCAGCAAAAGCGACCAGAGTGTCACTCTCATCTGGAACAACACCTAACTCAAGATCATGAGTTTTTCTTTTTAATTCATCTGCCGTGATCATGTCTTTTGCTGACTGATCTTCAGGCTCATTCTGATATTCAGATAGGAACGCTCTTTCATCCCTCAACCTTAGATGTTGAGCATGTTGTATTGCTGACACTTCATCAGCGTTCTTTCTTTCCGGCCACGAGGCGTACAATCCCTCTTCTAGCAACTCCTGATGCTCAAGGTAATAGTCATTAAGTACCTTTAGGTCAATGTCGTTAGAAATGATTCTGTCTCGTTCTACCGCATACTTCTCCCATTCCTCTGGATGCTTTGCTTTGCCGTATAACATCTTCGTTCTGAATGAACGCCAGTCTTTAAACTCGTCACCTAATATTCGATCAATTGCATCATATTGATGAATCACAGTGCAGGGTAAGATACATGCTATTTTTACTCCCGGTCCTGCGAGCCCGAGGATATCTCCTTGGATCGTTTCAATGCGGTCATTACACTGCTTTTCACTAGCAGCAGATTCTCTAGTTTGCGGGTCGTCGATAATGCATAGGTCCGGTCTGATAATCGTACCATCAATGGTAGTCTCTTGCTGCCCACGAATGTCTCCTGTAATGCCACAAACACTGACAGTTGACCCAGAACTGGTACTATTTTCAATCGAGGGGAGGACGAGCTTATCCATATTCCATTGGATTGCTGTAGGCACTCCCTGAACTGTCTGGGAAACAGTTCTAGCTGGCCTTCCCTCAAGAGCCCTAATTGGAACGCAAACCTCTGGGAAGTCCTCAAACAGCGAAGGGTTAAATCTCAGCTCGGTCTTTATACTTTTCAACAAAGCTTCTGCCTTGCCGCCAGTTGCACCAACAAGGCAAACCCACCTCCTGTGTCCATACAACAAAGCCCACATAGCTGCCGTGATAGATAGGGTGGTTTTCCCTGTCCCTCGTGGCATTGCAAGGGCCATCAGCCCTCCATTTAATACGATCTGCTCTATGCTTTCGATGACCTTAAGGTGATCATCGGACCAGCCGAAATGGAAGACCTCTGGCCTGTATTGTTCACAGAACAACCTAAAGTTTCGCTCGCAGTCATCGCGACGTTCTTGATTCTTTGGAGCTGGGATGACATCAAGATCAATGCTTGCAGCTCTTTGCCGCCGCATTAATTCGGCTTGCTTTTTCCTCCGCTCGTCACCTGCTTTATTAGCTGTCTTGCTGTATTTGCCCATGACCCCTCCTTCGGCACCAGCTCATTTAGTTTCTGTTGCCGCTTCTTACATGCACCGCATGGCTTAATCCCAACGGCCTTTGTTAGCTTGGCAACCTCATCGCCAAGCCCCCTGCTTTCAACCCTTTCTCGTGATGGTGGGCCGTCCCAGGAGTTATGGAAGAAAGTGCCGCCACACTTGCATCGGACAGGGTACTGAACATTTCTGATATGATATTCACAATCCGGGCATTTCCAATCATCTATCATTACGGCACCACTGAAACAAGCACACTGCTTCCTGAGAAATCACAAGGTGTGTTATTTGCTGAGACATAGAACAAAAGCTCATTCTCAAAGCTTGAACAATCTAATCCATCTTGATCATATGTCCTTTCCCAAATTACTCTTGAAATTGGTTGGACAAAAGGATTGCAATTTGCAATATTGTTGTAAAAATCCAGATAGGCCCTCATTTTTCTAGTTGGCACCCCAGCAACATATTCAGTCACGCCCTGAACAACCATAGAGGCACTTTCAGCATAATTGCCGCATGGACCCGAATATGCTCCCCAGTTATAGCAGCTCGACCCCCAAGAGCATATTTCACCAATTGAACTGCTAAAGGTTGAAAAGTTTGGACATGACCAAGTTCCGCTTATCAAATTACAATTCAAACATGACCCATTAGTAATTCCTGACACAACAGCTGAAAGCTCGGTAGGAACTTCGCAGTTTGTGCAAAAATTGCACTTGAAGCAATTCGACATCCTCATGGTGATCGTGGCACCACTGAAATCAACAGGCATTGGGATAGTGACACTGCCATCCGATTTATAATAGGCGTCCCAAGGTTCAGATTGACATACAAAGTCAAACTGTAAGTTCTGCTCACACTTAAAGGGATTTGTGACCTTTTGAGTCGATTTAAAGTAGGCAGGCCAATTGATAAAATTCCTCCAATTTGAGGCACCAAGACCGCTCGTGTGCCAATTGATAATCTTATTATCTATTGTGACCCATGCATACCCTTCCCTGTCGATATAAACTCCGCCAGTACACTGATTCCAGTACGATCCCCAGGTTGGATGATCATCATCAAAGCATGTAATCGTTGCAGGGGCCGCTGGAGTTCCGTAGCTGGGCTGGTATACGAGATTGGGGAACTTACCAGGTAATTGAAAACACCCAATGCACGCTTCGCCATAAGGATAAATGTCCGGTCCCATTTCTCCAGGGAAACCGAGACAATTTCTCCACGCAATATATGGGAATGGAGTGGGCTGTCCAAACGACCCGCTATTGCAAGCCCCAGTAAATTCATTTACCCCTGGTGGTTTCTTTAAATCAACTTCAAAATTTTCTCTATCAATATCTAGGTCGGTATACCCCGAGCATACAGATGCGGGGTTAATCGTCGCTCCTGTAATGCTTAGACATACCTTGCCGCAATCCGATGTGAAAACACCATCTTCGCCGCAGCAACATGGATACCACCCAGGCATTACTCTACCTCACAAGGCTCGATAAAGCTGTAATAAAAGAATTCAGTGATTGTCTGTGCGGGTGTTCCATTCGTTAAAGCCACAACCTTAACTAAATAGGTTATAGGGACAGTGCTTGAAGTTGAAAGCTGAAACTGAACAGCGTCTCCAATGTCGATATCAAAATCAGGCTCACTATAGTCAGCAACCGTGTTTACCTGGGTATTAGCGATTGACAGCCCAGTCTTACCGGAAACTTCGGTTACGGATACAACTGAATCGACAGATTCTCCACTTGAAAGGTAGTCTCCCAGGTAGAGTGTGACTATTTGATTTGACCCTATGTTTGCGGTCGCGTTAGGGTAATACTGATCGCTCAATGTCTCGCCCTCAATATAATTTTCTTGTTATCGCTTCGCAAAACAACACGGCCAAATCTACTGACAATCGCCCTTTTAGGCTGTATATTCGACGGCCTTATGACATAACCCACTCTATCGAATATGGTTATCTCACCGCTAATCCATCCAAATACCCATTCCCAAATTAACATTATTGCACCCGTGTTACAGGTTCAGCGGAGGGATCTAGCGTCAATGTTTTACTGGCCTGAACCGTAGTTCCATCAGTTCTATAAATCGACCAAGTAGAGCCAACCCTCTGACTTTCTAGGATCGCCAGAACGATGGTCGCAAGACTATGCTCAGACAAAGAAGCACCTTCTACGTTGCCAACAGATCGTTTCAGCACTTCGTCTGCAATCGCTTGTGCCTGGGCAGTAGAAATCACAACACCGTCTGTCGATGTGTCCGCGAGTATGGAGTCCACATTGGCATCGACTGTTGCCAGTGCCGCAGAGGTCGCTAGACCGTTCTGAATTTCGGTGATCGGATGAACATGATCGGGCAGAATCACAAACTCGTCTGATGCCGTCGGAGTTGCTGGCAATGATTCTTCAAGAGTGATACGTCCGTTTGTTTGAGCGTAGTCTAAGATTGGAGCAGATACTCCAGTGAGGGAACCGCTAACAAACAAAATCAACTGAGCATTGAATGTATCATTTGCCTGAGTGAGATTTGTGTCAAATGCAGAGGCAGTTGGAGTACCGGCTACAGTACCCTCAGTGGATAGATTCGCCTTGCGGATGATGTCCATCAGCTTGCCGAATGACCCAGCAATGCTGTGGGCAGCATAGCTCTCGTCCCAAACCGCATCTGCAATCTGCCCTGCCGTCGCTGGAGTACCTGTGTAGGCACCATCAGTTCCCCGCATGTCTGTATTTGTGGTCGTAACATCTACGAGGTCCACGTTAACAACTGCACCACTCAGAGTAGTAATCGGTCCCGCCGATACAATGTCGGTGGCTGCGATGTCATTCAATCCGCTAATAGCAGATTGTGTAGTAGCGTGTTGAATATCTTGAGCAGTATCCAGAGCATCAAGCGTAGTAAGCGTACCAGTGATTGAATAGCCAGTCTTGTCGTTGTTCGTAGCAACGATCACCTGATCTGATGCAGGATTGAAGTTGTTAAGTGCAGAGATGGCTGATTGGGTTGTACTGTGTTGCAAGTCCTGTTGGGTATCCAACGCATCGAGTGTTTGCAATGTTCCATTGATCGTGTAACCAGTCTTATCATTGTTGGTCGCAACAATCACTTGATTGGTTGTATGATCAAACGTACTGAACCCAGTTGCTCGGAAATCAGCAATGCCACTTACAGCAGTCTTCTGCACTTCCAGAACATCAGCCGGAGTTGGCTCAGTGGTAATTGCAATCGACTCTTTGACCATGCCACTTGCAGCACAGACAAGCACTACCTCATCGCACTGCATCTCACCAGCAGTAACAGTGATCGTGTAAACGCCACCAGAACCAGCAGGTACAGACGTAGTCAATGTGCCAGGGCTGACCGTTGTTCCACCAGTTCTTTTGTAAACGGTGATGTCAGTGTTATTCAGTGTCCCAGTAAACAATAGCGTGGGATCTGCCGAATCCACGAAGCTATAGTTAAATGAAAATGCCGTATTGTAATACGCTCCCGAAGTAGCCATTTAACTTAGCCTCCTAAATCGTTTAGAACGTAATATGTAATTGTATAAAACGGCGGATGGGGTTGCCGTATATGCACTGCCTAGCCACGGATTCGCGTAGATATCCCATACTTCATCTGCGGTTAAGGCTCTATCCCAAAGTCTGACATTATGAATCTCGCAAGGTTCTACAGCCGTAATCGCATTATTATATCTTCTAGCACCTCCGATACATGTGTTCGTATACGGTGTTAGTTCAGAACCAGTGCCAGAAGCAGTTGCCTCGCTCACTCCGTTGACGAATATCTCGACATCATAGCTAGTACCCACCTTGTCAAACGTACCTACTACGAAGTACCACTCTCCAATATCAAACACGGTTGAGCCAACCGCCTGTGCGATAGCTGTTCCACTCTGGACATTACACGACGCATTTCCGCTTGAGTTGATGGCTATATTTCTGGTGTATTGAGCAGTAGTGCCACCACCAGCGTTGCAGATATTCAAAACGCAAACAGAACCTACGGTTGAGGTGTATCTGATCCATCCAGCCATAGTCATAGATGATGTAGACGCTATCGTGTAAGCACTTGCATCAATGATGTCATTTACGCCATCAAAACTAGCAACACCACCCAGCCGACTCACCTCGCTCAACACGCCGCCAGACTGAGTACCGTTATTCCCATTCCCACTAATATCAGCCGCCCCGCTCGCGTAATCATCCGTTTCGGTGAGGGGCCACCAGCCAATTTGTGAATTGTTTATGGAATCTGATGTGAGCGGAGTGAGATTGGCAGGTGTGGGCGGATCGTAGTGGAAAGCATCGCCATATTCGATACCCTCCCACGGTCGTTCGTAGAGGATGGTGATTTCATCTGCTGACAAGGCCCTCGAATAGAGCCTAATGTTCTGCATTGAGCAGGTGATGCCATCAGGGTCGCGATTAGTGGCTATATTTAAGTGCTTGCCGGTTGTAGATATCGGTGCCGCCAAGGATGATGACGTTCCCGCCAAAACTGCGTCTTTGTAAAACCTCGCATTTGTGCCGTCGTAGGTTAAAACATAAAATCTCCAGACGCCATTCTCTGATGTCTTAGCCGACTCTGCCCTACTCCATAAACCAATCGTGCCTCCATTTGACCTGTTATGAACCACCTGTGGCCATTGACCACCACTAGTGCTACTTGGATTGAAATAGAACTCAACATCTGACTGCAATGACGCTGAATTACCATTAGTTAAAGAAAGTCCACCGCCGTATTTATTCCCAGATGCAAGCCCAGCTTCCTCATGATTAACCCAGAGTGCAATGGTGTAGGTTGATAGACTTATTTGATAGTCTGTTGTACTTGCACTACTCCCCCCGCCTGAACTGTTATCAAACCTATTAACAGTCCCTACAGAATCAGCCACCCAGCTATTAGTACCAGTCAACGTCGCATCTCGCCCATTGCCTGATATATCAACCAGCGTCGTGCCAGTATTGTCAGTGCATAACCACCATCCTTCTAAATCGACGTTCAAACTCGTCGCCGCAGTATCAGTACTGAGCGTAGCATCTGCCGGGGCTGGAGGACTGTAAGGCCAAAGCGTGCCGTAGTTGGTGCCTTCCCACGGGCGGTTATAGAGGGTGGCTACTTCTGTGGCGGATAAGGCACGGTTGTAGA